GACCTTCACCCAAGAAGAATTGGACGCGATTGTCGGCAAACGCCTTGCCCGTGAACAACGGAAATGGGAGCGTGAGCAAGCCCAAAGGCAAGCTGAACTGGAAGCGCGTCGGGCGATGCCCGTCAATCCTCCAGCGCCTGACGACTTTCAAAGTGCCGCCGATTACGCAGAGGCTTTGGCCGAGCAAAAAGCGCAACAGTTAGTTCGTCAGCGTGAAGCAGCCCAGCAGCAGGCTAGATTGCTGGAAACATACCATGAGAAAGAGGAAACCGCCCGCGGTAAGTACGACGACTTTGAACAAGTCGCGTACAACCCGAGCCTTCCTGTGACCGATGTTATGGCCCAGACAATTCAGGCTTCTGACGTTGGCCCCGACATCATCTATTGGTTAGGGTCCAATCCGAAAGAGTCTGCGCGTATCGCCAACCTTCCGCCAATTTTGCAGGCCAAGGAAATCGGCAAAATCGAAGCCAAGATGGCTTCTGATCCGCCGTTGAAAAGAACCTCAACCGCGCCCGCCCCTATTGCTCCGGTGACTGCGCGTTCAGCTTCCTCCCCTGCCTATGACACGACAGACCCTAGGTCTGTTAAATCCATGTCAACGTCAGAATGGATTGAAGCGGAGCGTATGCGCCAGATCAAGAAGTGGGAGGCTTCCCGCAACCGCTAAGTATAAGGATCAGCCACCGTGGCTAATTCACTTCTTACCATTGACATGATCACCCGGAAGGCTCTCGAAATCCTCGAGAACAACCTTGTGATCACCCGCACCGTGAACCGCCAGTACGACGACAGCTTTGCCGTCGAAGGCGCAAAGATCGGCTCCACCCTCCGCATCCGTCTGCCAGACCGCGCTCTGGTGACCGACGGCGCCGCGCTGCAAGTGCAGGACGACAACGAACAGTTCACCACGCTGACGGTTTCCAGCCAGAAGCACATCGGTGTGAACTTCACGTCTGCTGAACTGACCATGCAGTTGGACGACTTCGCCGAGCGCGTTCTCAAGCCGCGTATTTCGCAGCTTGCGTCCAGCATCGACGCTGACGTGGCCAACTCTTACAAGTCGATCTTCCAGTCTGTCGGCACCCCCGGCACGACCCCGGCGACCTCTCTGGTGCTGCTCCAGGCCCAGCAGAAGCTGAACGAGTCTGCTGCCGTCATGTCTCCGCGCTACGCGACGGTCAACCCGGCCGCCAACGCTGGGCTGGTTGAAGGCTTGAAGGGCCTCTTCAACCCGGTCAACACGATCTCCCGCCAGTTTAAGAACGGCCTGATGGGTGAAGGTGTGCTGGGTCTTGAAGAGATCAACATGTCTCAGTCCATCAAGCAGCACACGACCGGCAGCCGCACCGGCGCGCACACGGTGACCACCACTGTGTCCACGCAGGGCCAGGCGACGATCAACATTACCGGCACCGGCTCTCAGACGATTGCCGCCGGCGACGTGTTCACCATCGCCAGCGTGTTCGCGGTCAACCCGCAGACCCGCGAATCGACCGGCTCGCTTCAGCAGTTTGTCGTGACCGAAGCCAACACGGCTTCCGGTGGCGCCTACACCTCGGTGAAGATCAGCCCGGCGATTTACACCTCCAGCAACGCGTTGGCGACTGTGGACAGTTTCCCGCAGTCCTCTGCCGTTGTGACGTTCCTCGGCTCTGCTTCCACGCAGTACCCGCAGAACCTCGTGTACCACAAGGACGCGATTTCCTTCGCCACCGCCGACCTTCTGCTGCCGCAGGGCGTCGACATGGCCTCCCGTCAGGTCCACAACGGCATCTCCATGCGTGTTGTGCGCCAGTACGACATCAACAACGACCGTCTGCCGTGCCGTATTGACGTACTGTATGGCTTCAGCACCATTCGCCCGCCGATGGCCGTGCGGATGTGGGGCTAACAGGTAGAGATAGGAGAATAAGATCATGGCACTTCCTTCTGTCGGTGGCGGCTATCAGATTGGTGATGGCAACCTCAACGAACCGGAAATCGTCACTGTTCCCGCGCCGGCGACGGCTACGGACAGCGCGACGCTGACGTCCGCGCAGCTTACTAACGGCATCATCATCGGTACGCCGACGACGACCGCCGCTTACACGCTGCCGCTGGCGTCTGATCTGGACGCCTACCTGAACAACTCCAAAGTAGGGTCTGCGTTTGACTTCCGCGTCATCAACACGACGACTGCGGGCGTCATCACGATGACCACCAATACTGGCTGGACAATCGGCTCCAGCGGTTCGCAGGGTCTTATGACCATCGCGGCCACTGCCGGCACCGTGCGCTCCTTCCGCGCACGTCGTCTGGGGGATAACTCCTGGGCGCTGTACGCGATTTCGTAACCGACCCGGCCCCTGCTTCGGCAGGGGCCGACCCTCAGAGGTTTGTATGGCCGTAATCTATCTACAGCACCCCCATCACGGCACTAAGGTTGCCACGATGGACGCCGAAGCAATTTATGATGAAGAGTGCGGCTGGATGCGCTATAACCCTGCTGCGCCGGCTCCGGCCCCGGAACCTGCCGAAAGCATAAACGGGTTAGCTAGCCGGCGCCGCAGCCGGCCTCGCGTAGTTAAAGAGGATAACGGCGATGACAACAGCGGGTGATCAAATCAATGGCGCGCTTCGCCTGCTGAATGTTTTGGCTGAAGGTGAAACGCCGTCGGCGGAAACTTCACAAGACGCGCTGTACGCTCTTAACCAGATGATCGACAGTTGGAACACGGAACGGCTGTCCGTGTTTTCCACGCAAGACCAAGTAGAAACTTGGCCTCCAGGCACTATTTCGCGCACGTTTGGGCCGACCGGAGATATTGTAGGCGAACGTCCCATTTTGGTTGACGACAGCACCTACTTTCGCGATCCGGCTTCCGGCATCTCCTACGGCCTCAAACTGATCAATCAGCAGCAATACAACGGCATTGCGGTCAAGACCGTTACCAGCACATACCCGCAGGTACTGTGGGTCAATATGACGTACCCCAACATTGAAATGTACGTCTATCCGGTGCCGACCAAAGTGCTAGAATTTCACATTGTGTCGGTCCAACCACTGACGCAACCCGCTAATCTGGCTACAACGCTGGCGTTTCCGCCCGGCTACCTGCGGTGTTTCCGCTATAATTTGGCGTGCGAATTGGCTCCTGAATTTGGCATAGAGCCTACTCCGCAAGTGCAACGAATTGCGATGACATCTAAACGCAATCTCAAGCGCATCAACAACCCTGACGACATCATGGCGCTGCCTTACAGCATTGTGGGCACTCGCCAGCGGTTTAACATTTTTGCCGGCAACTACTGATGAAGACGCCGATCCTTGGGTCCACCTATGTAGCCCGCAGCGTCAACGCTGCGGACAGCCGCATGGTCAACCTCTTTCCAGAACTTGTACCGGAAGGCGGCAAGGAGCCGGCGTTTCTTCAGCGGGCGCCAGGTTTACGGCTATTGGCTACAATAGGCACAGGCCCTGTGCGCGGCCTTTGGCAGATGGGCGCCTACGCGTATGTGGTGTCTGGCGACACGCTGTATAAACTCAACAGCAACTGGGCCGCGACGACGTTAGGCACGATTGCCAACACCGGTCCTGTGTCCATGACGGACAACGGCACTCAGTTGTTCATCGCAGCCAACGGCCCCAGCTACATCTACAACACGTTCACAAACGTCTTCCAGCAAATCAATGACATCGACTTTCCTGGCGCTGTGACGGTCGGGTACATCGACGGCTATTTTGTGTTTAACGAACCAAACAGCCAAAAGTTCTGGGTGACCAGCTTGCTGGAAGGTACGCAGGTAGACCCGCTGGACTTTGCCAGTGCGGAAGGTTCGCCTGACGGGCTTGTGGCTTTGATCGTCGACCACCGCGAAGTCTGGCTGTTTGGCACTACCTCCGTCGAAGTTTGGTACGACGCCGGCACCGCGGATTTCCCGTTGCAACGCATCCAAGGGGCGTTCAACGAAATCGGCTGCGCCGCAGCCTATTCGGTCGCCAAGTTGGACAACGGCCTGTTTTGGTTGGGCGCCGACGCGCGCGGTCGCGGTATTGTCTACCGGGCAAACGGCTACAGCGGCCAGCGCGTTTCCACACACGCCGTTGAATGGCAAATCCAACAGTACGGCAATTTGTCCGACGCAATTGGCTACACCTATCAGCAAGACGGCCATTCGTTCTATGTGTTGGTCTTTCCGTCAGCCAATACGACATGGGTGTACGATGTGGCTACCCAAGCCTGGCACGAGCGCGCCGGCTGGGATAACGGCCAGTTTACCCGGCACCGCGGCAATTGCCAGATGAACTTCAACGACGAAATTGTCATCGGCGATTACGAGAACGGCAACATCTACGCTTTTGATCTTGACGTGTACGCTGACAACGGCGCCGAGCAAAAATGGCTGCGGTCGTGGCGGGCACTGCCTACTGGTCAAAACGACCTGCGCCGCACCGCGCACCACGCGCTTCAGTTGGATTGCGAAACTGGCGTGGGGCTAAGCACAGCGCCGTCTGACGACGAGATATTCGACAGCGCATACTTGTCGGGCGCGCTTTTGACTGAAGGTGACGATTTCTTAATAACCGAGAGCGGCGACTACATTTACGCAACCGCGACCAATCTTGCCACCATGGTGCCGCGCGCGATGCTGCGCTGGTCTGATGACGGCGGCCATACCTGGTCCAACGAGCATTGGAAGTCTATGGGCCAGATCGGGCGGTTTGGCTACCGCACCATTTGGCGGCGCCTTGGCATGACACAGAAAATCCGCGACCGAGTGTACGAGGTGTCGGGCACTGACCCGGTTAAAATAACCATTTTGGGCGCCGAACTGGCGATTAGCCCGACCAATGGCTAGTCCTCCTAATGTAACCAATATCCCGGCCCCTCGGGTGCCGTTGATTGACGACCGCACCGGGCTAATGGCGCGCGAGTGGTACAGGTTCTTTTTCAACTTGTTTAACCTTACCGGCGGCGGCTCCAACGTCGACACGCTCCAAGACGTGCAGCTAGGGCCTCCGTCAGAAGACCCAGCGGTCTTCGTGCAGGCGCTGCAAGCTGCCGCGCTAAACCCCACAGACACCTACGCAGCCAACGCTGAGGCGGTCTTGCAGAGCCAAGTGCAGGCCCTAGCGGTCACGCCGCCACGCATCGACGAGGTGCCAGGCTGGCTTATCCTGCCGCGCGCCATAGCCGCCGGCGCGTCACCTTTCACTTTTCAAAACACCACCGGGCGGTCTATAGATGTTATTGTGACGGGCGGCACGGTATCCGCCATTGCTTTTTCGCGCGACAACGTAACTTTCTATGGTGTCGGCTCGACTTCTGGGGTATTTTGGTTGTCGCCTAATGATCGGTTGCGTGTAACATACACTGTTGCACCTACCTTAACCCTTGTGCCGAGGTAGAGCATGGCCGTTGTTATCTCACTCTTTGCCGGCGTCGGAGGGCAGTTTTTCGACAACAACGGCGACCCGCTTACGGGCGGCTTGATCTACACTTACGAGGCGGGCACCACGACTCCGGTAGCGACCTACACGTCGTCTTCTGGCACGACGCCACATGCCAACCCGATTGTTTTGGACGCTGCTGGCCGCGTAAACGAGATTTGGTTGGACGATCAGACAGCCTACAAATTTGTGCTGAAAACCTCGACGGGCATCACGATTGCGACTTACGACAACGTGTACGGCCCGGCGGCCAGTTTCAATCCCGTCGTAAACGGCGATCTGTACGTCAACGGCAACGCCTACGTCAGCGGCAGGATTGCCATAGGCGGCACAAGTTCCGCGGTTAAGCTGTCCATCCTTTCCACAGACGCCGTTCTGGTGCCCGTAGGGACTACCGCAGAGCGGCCTACAGGCGCGTCAGGGTATTTGCGGTTCAACACGACGTTGGGCAGCTTTGAAGGCTACAATGGCACTTTGTGGGGTAGTATCGGCGGCGGCGCGGCTGGGGGCGGCACCGACAAGATATTCTACCTTAACGACCAGACCGTGACGACCGACTACACTATCCCAACTGGTCAAAATGCAGGTACGTTTGGGCCAATTTCTGTCGCGAGCGGCATTACTGTAACCGTTCCGTCAGGCAGCACATGGACGGTGACGTAAGATGCCGGTAAAACTCAATTCATCTGGTGGCGGCAGCGTCACCCTGACCACGCCCAGCACCGCCAGCGATTTTACAGCGACGTTTCCGGCAAATACGGGAAATGTGGTGACGGATAGCGCAACTCAAACGCTGACCAACAAGACGCTAAACGGCGCCGTGATGACGGCGATGGCCAGCAGCGTTATTACTTCCGGCACCGCGCAGGCCAGCACCAGTGGCACCAGCATTGATTTTACTGGCATCCCGTCTTGGGTGAAGCGCATTACGGTTATGCTCAGCGGCGTCAGCACGAACGGGACAAGCGCGCTCCTTGTACAGCTTGGGGATTCTGGCGGCATTGAAAATACAGGGTATGTTTCAACAAGTATTCAGGCGGCGCTTACCGATAGTTCAACTGCTGGGTTTATTATCCGGTCTGCGGCGGCTTCAAATTTGTTTTCGGGGTCCATGGTAATTAAGAATATAAACGGAAACGAATGGGTTTCGGATCACGTAGTAAAACAATCAACGACCGCTAATGCTTTTGGTGCTGGTGATAAAACCCTTTCAGCTACCCTCGACCGTGTTCGCATCACGACCGTCGGCGGCACCGACACCTTTGATGCGGGCAGCATCAACATCCTGTACGAGTGAGGTTTAGCCATGTCCACGGTACAAGCCACAAACCTCAAGCACGAGTCATCCGTCACCAACAACATTGTGCTGGACAGCAGCGGCAATGTGGGGATTGGGGGCGATTTGTCCGTTTTGGGTGCAACCGGCACTTCATTTACCGGGCTTGCAAATCAAAACAATGGTGCGAGTGCTTCTGCGTATAGAGGGCTTTTTTATGACGGTCGCAATGAAAATGGCATTGCTATTGCCGCTATGTTGGTTGATGTAAATACAGATGGTTCTTCTGGGTGGCTTTGGTCAACAACTCCAGCAGGATCAAGAACCTCTGATAGACGCGTTGATAGGGTAAGAATAACCGGTGACGGCAACCTCCAATTCAACTCCGGCTACGGCTCCGTTGCCACGGCGTATGGGTGTCGGGCTTGGGTAAATTTCAACGGCACGGGGACGGTTGCGATAAATGCTAGTGGTAACGTCACCAGCATTACTGACGGCGGAACTGGCACTTATACGGTCAATCTAACTACCGCCATGCCAGACGCGAATTACGCAGCCGTTGTTTCTTGCGGATTTAGCGCTCAATCAGCGCGGGCTGACTTGACCGGTAAAACATCTAGTGCTTGTCCCGTTACTACTCATAACGGCGCCGGAACTAACACCGACTCAAATAATGTTTCCGTTTCCATTTTCCGCTGATAGGGGTTAGCTATGAACCAACGCATCATATTCCCTACAGACGAAGGCGGCGTTGCTGTCATCATCCCCGCCCCAGAATGCGGTCTGACGATTGAAGAAATCGCAGCCAAGGATGTGCCAGAGGGCAAGCCATTCAAGATTGTGGATGTTGCTGACATCCCAACAGACCGCACCTTCCGGGGCGCGTGGGAGTACACGCCGTGATCACCATCAACGTCGACAAAGCCAAGGACATCGCACACAGCCTCCGCCGCGCGGCCCGCGCGGAAGATTTCAAGCCCTACGACGACGTTATCATGAAGCAAATCCCCAGCGCCGACGCTGCGGCGGCTGAACAAGCCAGAAAAGACATTCGGGCGAAATACGCTTTAATACAGGACGCAATTGATATAGCTGCGACGCCCGACGAAATTAAGGCCGCGCTAGGAGGTATCTGATGCCCATCACCATATCCGGCTCCACTGGCATCTCAGGCGTTGACGGCACCGCTTCCTCCCCTGCTGTCCGGGGCGCCGACACCAACACCGGCGTTTTTTACCCCGCCGCAGACCAGGTTGCCATCGCGACCGGCGGCGTACAGCGGCTGTTGGTGGACGCGTCGGGCAACGCTACGCTCACCGGGACGCTACAAGTCGGCGGTGTGGCCGCGGCCATGTACCCCTTAGTTCTTGGCACTGCTGTCGCGTCTACCAGCGGCACCAGCATTGACTTCACCGGCGTCCCGTCTTGGGTTCGCCGGGTGACGGTGATGCTGAGCGGCGTCAGCACTAATGGAACTTCGCGATACCGCTTTCAACTTGGTTCATCGGCGGGGGTTGTAACGTCAGGATACACCGGCTCTAACACCGTCTTTGGCACCACTACCTTGACCACTGCTTCGCAAACTGCTGGTTTTGACGTAGTTTCGGACGCCGCTGCAAATACGCACGACGGGCTTATTCAATTTGTTCTTCTCAACCCGACCACCAATATTTGGGTTGGCAATGGGGGTTTTGCGAGAGGCAATAGCAACGTGACTTACATTACCTCCGGCTCTATCACGTTGCCGGGCGCGCTAGACCGTGTGCGCCTCACCACATTAAGCGGCACCGACACCTTTGATGCGGGCAGCATCAACATCCTGTATGAGTGAGGTCTAACCCATGGCCGTAACCGTAACCGTCCTGATCCCGGCAAAGACCGCCGAGAACACGCAGACGACGCAATATACGTCGACCGGCGTGACCACGATCATCGACAAGTTCACCGCGACCAATTACACCGGCACGGCCGCGACGATCAGCATCAACTTGGTGACGGGCGCTGGCGCTGCTGGCAACGACAACCTGATCGTCCAGAACAAGACGCTGCAAGCGGGCGAAACCTACACCTTCCCTGAGATTGTGGGCCAGGTGTTGTCCCCTAGCGCGTTCATCTCGACGATTGCCGGCACCGCGTCGGCGATCAACATGCGCGCCAGCGGGCGCCAGGTGACGCAGTGACCATAACAATCCGCCGCCCTGAATACGCCGACCTAGGCCGGTATACCGAACTGGCCGTTGAGTTTATTGCGGCGGCGCCGATCAGCAAACTTGTAGAAATCACCCCCGACAACGTGGCGGACTTTTTGGTCCGCGCCATCGACAACCCCGATGTAGGCATGTGGATGGCCGTCAAAGACGGCGCTATTGTTGGCATCTGCGGGGCACTGCGGTACCCGCTGTACTTCGGCCCGCAACACATTATCGTGCAAGAGTTGTGGTGGTGGCTGACCCCTGACGCGCGGGGCAGCGGCGCAGGGCAGGCGCTGTACAAGACGCTGGAAGATTGGGCCAAAGAAAATGGCGCCGCCGCGATCTTTATGATTGCGTTGGACGACGATAGGGTGGAAAAAACGAGTAAGTTCTACGCGCGCGCCGGGTATAAGCCTTTGGAGCGCACGTTTGCAAAAGGGGCCGGGTCATGGCTGTAGCAACTTCAACGGCAATTCTCGGCGCCGCGGCGTTAGGCACCGGCGTTAGCATGTACGGCGCCAGCCAAGCCGCTAAGGCGCAGAAAAACGCCTCGCGCGACGCCGCTGCCGCTACCTCCGCCGCCGCGCAACAGTCCATCGACGCCCAGGAGCGGATGTTCGGCAAACAGGTCGAACTGCAAGAGCCGTTTCGCCAAGCTGGCCTGTCCGCGCAAAACAGGCTGTTGGATTATTTGGCGCTGAGCGACGACCCATCTACACCCGGTTATGGTAAATACGCCCGCGACTTTAGCTTGGCCGACTATACTGCCGACCCCGGCTACGGGTTTCGTGTCAGCGAGGGCATGAAGGCGCTTGAACGGTCAGCGGCCGCCCGTGGCGGCCTTCTGTCTGGCTCTACGCTCAAGGGCATCACGCGGTTCGGGCAGGACACGGCGTCTGAAGAGTACCAGAACGCGTTCAACCGCTACCAAGTGAACCGCGCCAACCAGCTTAACCCGCTGCAAAGCATTATGGGTTCTGGCCAGACCAGCGCAAACGCCCTGACTTCGGCGGCCGGCCAAACCGGCGCCGGAATGGGTAGCACCTACATGGGCATGGGCGCCGGCCTGTCAAACGCTGCGCTGGCCGGCGGCGCCGCCCGCGCGTCGGGCTACACTGGCATGGCCAGCGCGCTGAACCAGGGCCTTAGCACGGGCGCCAATCTGTACATGCAATATCCGCTGTACGATATTTACTCGCAGAAAGCCGCTGCAATGCGCCAAGGCGGCAATTAAGGAAACGGAACCATGGTGGACTACGCTATCGCAAACCAAATCCGTCCTTTCCAAGCGCCTGACATTCTTGGTTTAACCAATGCCCTACAGGGTATGGAATTGAACCAAATGCGGTCGCAACAACTTCAAGCCGCCGAGCAGGAACGCAACGCGCTGCGCGGTCTTATGGCCGACCCAAACTTTGATATTTCTTCACCTGAAGCCTCGCGCCGCATCTTGCAAGTGGCCCCGACCATTGGAGGACCGGCGTATAACGCCGCCCTTTCTGGACGCCGCGAACTACGCCAAAGCGAAGCGGCTGCGGCAGAGGCAACACTGAAAAATTTTGAGTTAAGCCGTGAAAGTTTGCGTGGTATTTCGGCGCTCCCT